GGAATAGTATTTATTAAATAATCTTGATTATCATGATCAAAATTTGAAGCACTTAATATTAATCCTCCATAATACGGTGAATCTAAATCATCACTACCTAACCAAGTTAATACAACTGGGTTTTGGCTGTAGAATAGATCATATGGTGGGGAGGTATTAGTTTTAGGGTAAGCTGTAGAACTAGATTCATAGTAAAGATAATATTCAAATCCATCAAAGTTTTTAATAACATCAGATACTTTTTCTTGAAGTATTGTAATACTAGCAGTACTAGAAGCAGATACAGCTGTTGAAAGTAAAGTAATTTCAGAATTATATTGTTCTAGTAATTGAACTTTATAATAAAAGTTTTGTACTCTAGTTTTAGCTGATGAAAAATGAATAAAGTTTTCAAAATCTGTGTAGTCAACACCTATATTAATACTACTATCATTTAAATAAGATAGTATTTGATTATATGAGGAAACTAAACCTGTTGAAAATAATTGCTCATAATTTACATAATTAGAAGAATTATTAATTTTGTCCTTTATAGGTAAATCAAGATTTGGTCCTTTGAGTGAAAAAGATGGTATTGAGGGTAATACAACATCAGGAGTAAAAAACACATTAAAAGCTAAAGGATCAGCTACTTGGGTCACAACCCATAAAGTATCTTTTACTTTAAATTGACTAGGTAAAGGCTCATATAAATTAATTAAAATTTCATATTGAGCTTTAGTATTATCTAGTAATATATTATTAGATATAATTAAATTATTACCACCAAAATTTAAGTAAAAATCTTGAAAATAATTAGTAGAATTTAATCTATTAAAAAAACTATTAACTAAACTTTCTAAAGTTGAGTTAGATATAGTGTTAGAGGCTATTCTTATCTCTGTTCTATCCGAAGAAATTTCTTTAATATAATAAGCCTGGTTAGTAAAAGAAGAATTAAGCTCAGAATTTAAAAAATTATAAATAACATTCCAATTACCATTACTAAAACCACTATTGATTAAATCAGTTTCTGGGTTTAGATTTATATCATAAACAACATCAGAGCCAGCTGGGGAGCTGTCTTGAACTATAGTGTAATTTGTAAAATTATTTGTAGTAATCTGGTATGATCCATCTGATGATTGTATAGTGTATTCTATATAATTGACATCAGGGTTAAAATTAGAAGGTACTACATTGGATGGTACTAATTGAATATCCGATGGGGAGTAAAATTGAGCTTCTAAACTAACAGGATCTATATTGGTTATAGTAACAGCCATATTATAGCGAACTTGATATTGGAATATTAGTAGTAAATGTTAAAATTTGTTGATTAGCCGCTAGTAAATCTTGTCTTAAAGTGGTTATCTCATCTAATAAGGCTTGAACATCATCTGTTATATTATCAGAACCAATATATTGTCCACTTTGTTGAACTAGATATCTATGAGAATTCACATCTCCATCAACAGGAATTTGATAAAACAAAGTATTATATAAATTAAAAAATTCATTAACACTAATAGTAGTCTCTAAAGGAGGAGGAGGTGTCTCAGCTTGAGAAAAAGAAGTATCTATGGTTTTAACATAAACTTCTTTATTAAAAACAGTTCTATTTAAAGGATAATTAGCCATTTACAACTTTGAAATAATAATTATTATCAAATACTAATGTTGAACCACCAATAATAGTTTTAATTAAAATTTTATAATATCTTTCAGGTTCTAAACCATTCATATATAAGGTAAAATAACTACCTAAATCATCAGCGCTTAATTGAGTGTATTGGTTATCAAAATCAATAACATACTCATTAGTATCTAAATCTTGAATAGCGTAATATGATGATGTTGGGAGGTAGTAATTTTGAGTATAATAAGAAGATGTTATAAAAGTTCTAGCTGGGTATGTTGGTCTACTGTTTACTCGGAAGATGTTTACACTTTCAGGGTTAAATACTCCTGGGTTTTCATCTATAGACACTGTGGCTATAGATGTTGATAAAATAGGAGTAGAAGAAGAACCTGTGTTCCATACATAATCTCTCCATTTAAGTTCTAATTGAGGAGGATAAATAGTATGAGTATCTCTTGAGAAGAATTTCATCTCAATTTGATAATTAGAATCATCTACAAACTCAACAGCTTGTTTAGCTATAAAACCATTATTTTCAATAGATCCATTATACCAAGCTTTAACCATATTAGTAATATCCATATTGATATCACCAGAGTCAAAATATCCAAAACTTTGAGTTGAATAAATAGGATTTAAAGATGGATCTGATGAACCAGTATACCATGTTCCTCCACCTGTTTCTCCACCATATGAAGCAGTGACATTTGGAGAAAAATTATTTATGCTCCATTCACTCCCGCTTAAATATGTTCTATATCTCCAACTCACACCATTAGTGTAAGCAGGACTATATGAATACTTTCCAGTACCCATATCCCAAGATCCAGATATTGGATAAAATTCAAGTGTAGTTGTTATGTTTAATCCTTCTAAATTGGATAAATATCCTCTAAAATTAGCCTGCCAAGTTGAGGGGCCAATTTTATTATTAATAATATCATTTATTTCATCAGTAGAAAATTGAACTAAAAATCTACTAGCTTGAGGATATAATGAAAAATTATTGACTGAGAGAGATGCTTCAAGAATTTCATCTAGACCAGTGTTTTGTGTTGGTGATGATGAGTATAAAGAAGCATCTTTTGAAGGGAAAATCTTATAAACAGCCATTTTTTTATTATAAATATAAAAATTATAAAGGTACTACACGTCCTTTGATATCAACATCAGGGTATTTAATTTCAAAGATCATTGGATCAAGTGAGGGGTAAATAACATTATTTTGAGTAGCTCCTTTAACATCATAAGCGTATTTAGAATATCCATTGATTTCTCCAACTTTATTTACAATATTAATAGTTTTTACTGTTTGAACACCGTTTATTTTATCTAAAAGAATATATAAATCTTTTAACATAATAGGTTCATTAATTTGCCACTTTCCAATTTGAAAATAATCTTTAATCTTTTCAATACAATTATAAATAACTTCATTATTATTGTAATCTGGGAGTACTATAATATCAAATTCAACACCTATATTAACAATAAAAGCATCTTTAATTTTAATAGAGTCATTAATGATTCTATATTGGGAAAGATAAGTTTTTAAATTTTGTTTTAAAGCAGTAGTAGCTTGTTTTAATTTTCCATCAACATCAAAAGCTAAAACATATAAGTCTAAAACAGATAATGTCTCACCAGGTAAAGTATTCTCTATCTTTTGAGGTTCAATATATGCTTTAGATATAGCTCCATACTGTGATGGTAAACTTAAAGCTCTAACTAAATAGTCATCTTGAGTAACACTTCTTAATTGGGCAGCAAAAGAAGATAAAGAATTGAATCTTATTTCATCACTTGTATCTCCATCTCTACCACCTGAAGCTGCTACAGGATTATTAACTGTAATTGAATTGAAAACATATTGTGTTAAAGTAGGGTCTAAATTATTTAAAAGAAAAGTTACATTAGCTCTACTTGGGTAAACATTTATGGTGTTAGCAGGAACATTAGCATAAACACCACCTCCAGTTAAATATCTAACAGTTAATGTTGTATTATATGGTGCTATACCATATGTGTCTGTGTATAAGAAATTAGCTGGAGCAAAGGCGGTTGTTAGTAATGATCTTTTATATGGTAACCCTAATCCTATATTATCAGGATTAGGAATAATTTCTTCATCGTTATTTTGAGTGCTAGTACCTGCTCCAAACTGTAATTGTAATGTTGTTGGAGAGATGAAACGAGTTACAAATCTACGAGGTACTTTTCTTAGCTGGAGTAAATAAGGTGCTTCTCCTTGATCTTGGTAAAAATTAGGATCATTAGGATTGGTGTTTTTAATGGTGTCAAAAACCATTTCTTGAGCTAAATATGGTACTTCATACCACTCATTTCCATCACTATCTACTATGTCTAATACTTGAATAATATTATTATCATTAATTTCAACAGTTTGGAAACGTTCAGGTGATCCAAAAGAAAAAGTAGTAGTTTGTATGTTAGCTGAAATAGCTTGTCTAGTTTTCTTTAGTAGGTAAAATGTAGGGTTTCCACTACTATCTAAACTATAGATAGTTACTGTTGTTGGATCTGATGAAGATGAGTGAGTAAAATCTATAGCATCCTGGATTAGGAAATTGGTTGAGTTGGTTAGATTTGTGTTAACAACAATATTATCACTTACATTAACTGCGTATCTATAATCCGGGGCGTAACTACCATTAACTAAAATAGATGGAACTTGTTGATACATATCTATATCAACTGTGGCTACTCCTGTTACTTTTGGTCTATAACCTAACATATAAGCTAGGGTATATAGATTATTTTGTTGACGGGTAAATTGAATAAAATTTTCTTGAATCTGATTATCAAGATAAAATGATAAAACATCACCTACATAGGCTGACATTTCCATAAACAGCATACCGGGGGATGCTGGGGTGAAGTCATTATATGTACTAGGGAAATAAGTTTTGGTATACTCTATAAGAGAAGCTCTAAGCTCACCAAAATCTTTATTTAAATATGATATATTCCTATTTTCTACAGCCATGTGTTATAAAAGAATTTGAATAGTTTCAGGAACGTTATTTAATACTGAGTATGTTAGAACTAAACGAATAGCATATTCTTCATATGAAGGGG